CGCCGCCAGCGCTGCCCGTCATGTCGTAGACGCCAAGCAGGCGATTGCGTCCAGAGTTGGTGAACGATGTCACGTCCGACACTGCGCGACTGATGGTCGCTGACCATGTGTTCAGGATGCCCACCATTCCATTGCCGCTGACGTTGCCCGTGTTCCCGTTGATCGCTGACATTTATGCAGTCCTTGTGCTGTAGAGGCTGTAAGAGGGGGTCATTATGACAAACTCGTCGTTGAACGATGGTACGCCGCGCGAAATGCACTGGACCGAAAGTGTGCCGTACGGCGATGACACCGTCAATTCCTGCTGGTCAAGCAGGGTGAATAGCGCTTCTTCAATGTCCATGCAGACCGAAATCCCGCCCTTGGCCTCGCAGTAGATGTCGAAGGTGATAGCGCCCGACAGGATGCGCGACCCGTTGAACTGGTCGGCGTTCTCAAACCCATCAAGGCTGTAGATGCAGTTGGGGAAGGCGACGTTCTGCGGCCCGGTCAGGTGGTAGTACCTGCCGCCAAGCAACTGGTGGAACGATCCGCCGCCTTGGGCGCTGGCTAGACGGGTGTAGATGGCGTCAACGATCTGTTTCATTCGACGGTGAACCCAGCAAATCGTATGCGCCCCTTGATGATGTCGGGCGCGCGCTTGCTGACGATCTCCAGCGTTGGCTTCACGTAGGGACGCGCTTCCATGCGCGTGGTGCCATCCTCAAGCCACCGCGCGTACTTCAGGCGTATGGACATCTGCCAGCCCTTGAGGCTGCCAGCGGACTTCCTGCGCGGTCTGGCGACCTGTATTGCCCTGCGCAGGCCACCCTTCTTGACGGTCGGCGGATCGCCCGGTGCCGACGCCCGGTGCAGCCCCACGTCCCCGAGGTTGCGAGCGCCCTTCTTGCTTGCGATCAGCGCGCCGATGTCCGATTCGGACAGGTTGAAGCCCTGCCGCATCGCCACCATCGTGCGGGTCCGCTTGCGCCGCGCCATCGTCGCGGTGTCCAGCGCGTCCTTCAATCGGAACTTGCGCTTGGACTTGGTTTCGCCGTGCCACCACCGCGCTACGGCGACCTTCTCGGCTGCTGTCTTGTTCAGCCCGACGTTCTCGCCCATGAAACGGTCAAGCCGCGATGCGCCGCCAGCGGTCTTGGCGTAGACGCGACCGCGCCCCGGCTGGCTGACCATCTTCTGCATCTCGGTTTGCGTTTCCATCATCGCCTCCAGCGTCCCCTCAAAGATGGCGATATCGAACATGCGCTGCAGTTTCGCAGCGCTGAATGTCGAACGCGCTGGCATGGCTACAGCGGCAGGATGCGCGTCAGGGAAAGCCGCATGTGCGCCACGCCGTCAGCCGCCGACCGCTCGTCCGGCGTGCGGACTTCCTGAATGTCCCAGTACGTAGTCCCGTTGAATAGCCTGTCCTGCGGCTGGATGTTGGTGCCGAGCAGGCAGTACCCGGTCGCCGTCAGGGTGTTGCGCTGCGCGCCTAGCACGTCGGATTCCGACCCTCCGCCCTGCTGCAGCAGCACGGTGACGGCGGTCAGTTGCGTGGTGTAGGTGTTGATGATGCCGCCTGTGCTGTCGCGCGTGGTCGTTGGGCGCTGCGTGCTGCAGGCGATGCCCCACTGTTCGATCATCGTCTCCACGCTCATCAGTTGATTTCCTTCCAGCGCTCCAGAAGGCTGTCCAGTTTGGCGTTCATCTCCGCGACCGTCGCGCGGCTGTAGTTGTAGTCCCCAAGCCCCTCTGACTGCAGGTTGCCGTCCCTGCGCCTGTCGCGGTACAGCATGGACGCCACCTCGATGCACGCCTGCTCGATGTCATCCGGCACGGTGGCGTATCCGGCGGTGTATTCGATCAGGATCGACTTGGCTACGTTGGGCATGATGCCCTTCTGCAGCGGCCAGTAGGCGAACCATGAACGGTCAATGGTCAGCCGTCCGCGCTCGTAGTCGTACGTGAACTCGGACGGCGTGTCAGCCCCGTACAGCGTCATGCTTGCCAGCACGCAGTCAGCGCCTGCGCGCGGTCGCATCTGCACGGCACGAAGGTTCTTGGTTACCGTCGCGTTGTACGCGCCTGTAGCGCCGATCTGCGCGGCGACATCCGACACGGTCGGGTAGGTGGCAAACGGGATGCTGGTAGCCGTGGTCGCGCCAGCAATGTCCGTGTACGTCGCCACCACCGCCGGGGTTGGCGTTTCCTGATTCACCGCAATGCTCGCGCGCAGGTTGTTGCCCTTCGCCCCGATGACCATCACAGCGATGTTGCCGCTAAATACGGACGTGACCGTGGTCACGGGCCACTGGTGCAGCCGGATCGTGTCCACGCCTGCGCCGCTGCGCCACTCCGCGTAGGACCGTTCCTTGATGTTCCGCTCCAGATACGACTCAATGCGGCTAGTGGCGCGGTCAATGGCGCGTTCCAGCACCGCATCATCCGTGGATGCGGTGATGCCTAGCCACGACTTGAGGTTGGACAGGGAGGTGAGCGCGTAGGTGCCGACTGCCATGACGGAATGCTAGGAGCGCGCGTAGTGCGGCTTGCCCATGCTGTAGTACTCGTTGGTTGCCTGCCACCTCCGCTGCAAGTCGCGGTCAATCCAAGCCACCACCAGTTCCGCGTGTCCCACCTGCACCTTGGGCGTAATCCACGCCTTTAGTCCGGCCTTCTCCCACTGCCGCCAGAACCAAATGTCATCGTCCGTGCGACCCTCGCCCCATGTGCCGTCCGGCGCAGGCTCGCCCTTGAACCACGGACGTTCCACCTTGCGCAGCGCGTCCACCCGGATCATGGTCAGCCCGAAATGGGCGGTAGCCACCTGCAGGCAGTCGCGCTGCAGTTCGGTGGACATGATGCCCTGCTGCAACTTGCCGTTGGCGTCCTTGATGGTCAGCAGCGGTGCCGTGCGCTCGCGCCCTGCCTGCATCGGCGCGAGGATGTCGCAGTCGTTGCGCTCTGCAATGTCTCGCATCTGGATAAGGTCGCGCGACTCCCAGACGGTGTCATAGTCCGTGGTCACGATCCACTTGATGCCGGGGCGGTTCATCGCGTCCGACAGCACGCGGTCAATGCCCTGCGTCCAGAAGACGCCCGTGTGCCGCGTCAGGTTGATGCTCAACTGCTTGGTGGCAATCGCCGTGCAGTACATGTGGTCGCTGAAGCCAAGACGCGGACAGGTCTGCACCAGATGCATGTCGCTGAAGTCCGGGTACTGCACGGGGACGCAGTGATGCGGCTTGCGCGCCTTCAGGTTCAGCGTCACGGGGTGTCGGCTGCAGTCATCGGCGTCCCCCTCCCACTGGCACACATCCTCAAGCCCTGCCTGCTCAAGCAGCATCTTGAGTTTCTGCGCTTGGTAGATCGCCTTGTGGCAGTCGTGGTGGTCGGTGTGGCCGCCCATCAGGTACGCCTCTAGCGGCATCTCGCCGCCGCGTCCCTCCTTGTACCACTCCACGATCTTGTCGAAGTCAGGCACGGCGACCTTCAGCCACGCACCCGGCTTGAGCATTCGCGCCCAGTGCTGCACCACCGCGTTGGCTTCCGAGAACGAGATGTGTTCAAGCACATGGCTTGCGCGGATCTCGTCCACCGTGCCATCCGCGAACGGCAGGCATCGCACGTCATGGCCTAGCGATGCGTCGATGGGCGTATAGCCGGGAATGCGATGGGGTCCGCAACCGAGATCGAGTTTGAGCATGGGCGAAGCCTACCGCACCAATGGAACAGGGGCGACCCGAAGGCCGCCCCTGCTCATGGTGTGCGTCGTGCGCACTGTGCGCGCCCGAAGGCACGCGATGGGTCAGGCAACCGCGACAGCGCCGTCCGGGTTGACCACAAGCCCCGTGGCCGTGGTGACCGTGCCGTGTGCGCCATCCGTACCCTGCGTGGCGATGACATCGTTGATGCTGTTCGGCCCGGTCGCGGGGCGACCGAGGACAGCGACAGCGCCAAGCACCTGCGTGGTGCCGGGAGTCATCTGAAGGCGCAGGAAACGCTTCTTGCCGAGGCAATCCACGTTCAGGATGATGGGCGGGCAAGCCGTCGCGGAGGTGGGAGCCTCCACGGTCTGCGGCGCGTTGGTCGCAGCCGTGCCGCCGTTGTAGCCCGTGATCGTCGTGAAGGCCGACGTGGTGTCGCCCTCCGCGATGGTCAGCGTGATCGGCTTGGTGGTGGCGGCTCCTGCAGCCTGAAGGATGCAGAAGGACGCCTCCGCGAAGCCGCGCGTGTCCACGATCAGGCTGGCAGTGGCGTTGGACGCCACGCTAGCCGGGGCAAGCGGGATGAACTTGACGTTCTGTGAGTAAAGCATGGGTGTGTGTGTCCTTTCAGGATCAGAAGGTGGCCTTGACCATCGCGCCCGAGACCGTGGAGTCACCCACATTAGAAACGCTGATGTCGAAACGTTCAGTGCCGCGCACCACCAACTCGTCCTGCTCGAATGCGTTCAGGGCGGCGTTGGAGAACTCGACGGTCGTTGAACGACGGTCGCCAAAGTAGGCGGCCAGCGACAGGTCACCGAAGTAGCAGTACGTCGCGCCTGCGCCCGAAGGTGCAGTGATCGCCTGCGACAGCACGACCGGGTAGCCGAAGAAGCGCAGCCCCTCATCGCTGTCGCGGATCTCATTGGCAGTCACGCCACCAGCCGACTCCGCGAGACGAAGGAAGATGCTGTTCCACTCCTGCCGACGCACGTACCACTTGGCGTTCGCCGTGTCAGCCCACTGCGCCAACTTGCCAACCACCTCGCGGAGATTGGTCAGGGTGACGCCCGAGGCCGCCGTCACTGCGCCAGCGTCAGACGAACCGCCTGCGCCGATGGCGTTGAGCAGTCCGGTGATGCCGCCGAACGTCGAGGTGCCGTCGCCGTTGAAACCGCACTGGTCCTCCTTGAGCGCGAACGCGTAGGAGATTTCGCCAGCGAGATCGTCACCAAGGGCAACCACGTTGTCCTCGTTCAGTTCGCTGCTGATCTTGGAAAGCACCATCAACTTCTTTGCCACAAGGTTGACCTGATCGAACGACTGCTGCGACTGCGTGCCAACCGAAGCCTCACCGACGAAGTTTGCGGTGACAGTTCCGGTGCGACGCGGCATGCGCTTGACATCCGAGGACATCGGCACGATGCGCGCGTTCGCGCGGAAGACGCCGAACGACTCGCGCAGCGTAATAAGCGAGTTCTCAAACTCGTCAGGCACAAGGAAGCCGCCTGCGGTGTTGACGTTCTCGGTGTGACCCTTGGTCACGAGAATGTCGTGGTCAGCGCACCAGTCAGCCGACTTGCGGTGACCGAGGCAGCCCATCGCCCAGCGACCGAAGCGATACGCCTCGTCAGCGGACTTGAGGTTGCGAAGCCGACCGAACATCTTCGGCGACTCGACGCGCACGGCGGCCTTGCTCGCGCGGGGAGCGCTCTTGGCGATCTCCTCGCGGATGACCGTACGGACCTGCGCGGCAACGCTCTTGGAAGCGTCCTCCGGCTTGTCCTCGTCCATCGCGTCAGTCTCTGCCGCTGCGCCAGCGGCTGGCATGAGGGTGACCTGATAGTCAATCGCGGACGGGTCAACCGGATTTCCGGCCTCGTCAACGATCATCAGATCCTCAAGGTAAAGCGCCTTGGCCTTGTCGAAGCCGTTCGCGCCCTTCTGATTGGCAAGCGCCTGCAAGTTCTTTTGCAGTTCGCTCACAGTGACCTTCTTCATTGCTGTAACTCCCTAAATGGGTGTGGTGTCGAATGGATAGAACGATGCGCGGCGCAGGCCATTCGTCCGGGCGTAAAGCCCACCGACTCGACCAACCGACTGCACTAACACTAGGCACGCCAAAAGAAGCGCAAGCCGCCCGGTACGGACGGCTGCGCCAAGGAGAGAGTCTGTTGTGCGTCAGTCGGCGTAGATGCTGCCGCGAGCGCGTGCGATCTCGTCCCGCACAATGCGCGCCCGGTCAGCCTTGCCGATGGCAGGGACCGCGACCGCAATACGGTACGTTGCACGCACCTGCGCAGGCACGGGAACGTCCGGCACGGTGATGCCGAATGGGGCGATGGCGTCCCGTGTCACCAGTCCCTTACGGACGGCAGTCACGATGGCGTCCTGATTCGCAGGCACGCTGACCACCGACACCTCTAGCAACTTCCACTTGCCGTAGACGCGGCGCACGCCCTGCCCGTATTTCTCGTTGTCGGCCTTGGACGCCGGACGGGACTCGATGCCAAGGAACCCGATAGACATCGTGTTCAGCGCACCGAAGTCAAGCAGGCTGGCGACCGTATCTGGGAACCACTCGCCTACGTGGTTGTCAGGTCGCGGCGCTAGCGCAAACTCTGCCTCAATGCCGCGTTCCATCCGCTTCATGGACAGCATCTTTCCGATGGGCTGCTTCACGTCATGCTCGTACAGCAGCACCGGGTTGCGCTCGTAGTCCCGGCTGTTCATGCCGCCGGGTACGACCACCTCGCCGTCGCGGTCCACGCTGTCCGTGGTGATGGTCGCCACGAACGTGGACGCCTTGCCTGCCTGCTTGCGGATCGTTGCCTGTAGGTTCTTGCTGTTCATTGGGTTGCCCGAGTGACTGCGATCACGTCGCACCGACAGTTTGGATGCAGCGGTGGTCCGTCCACGTTACGGTAGGTCAGTTTCATGCGACCACCCGCCACGCCCGTCAGCGTCGTGCCGATGGTGTAGAACGGGGTGTCTAGCGGCACCGTCTTGTCCCCGTACTGCCGCGCCGCAGCCTCGCAGAACTCGCAGGCGTCCGGCGACAGCAACCAGCGCTTGCCCGTGACCACGCCACTTTCCTTCATCGACTCCAACCGCCCCTCGGTGTAGGCGTAGGCCGATTCCGTCCGTGCAATCATTTCCGCGCGGCTTCGGCTGATGCCACGGCTTTCCGCGATGCGGTCGGCGATCTCGTCCACCGTCGCGCCTTCCTCGATGCCGCTGGCGACCGTGTCAGCGATGTACTGCGCCGCCGTCTCCGACACGGACGCGGACATGCGGTCTGCCGCCCGTTCTGCGGCCCGTACAGCCGCCGGGTTGGCTTCCGAGTCATCTAGCAGTTGCTCGGGCGTCAGAAGGTCCGCGAGGCTGTCCGTGGCAGCCTGCGCCCCGGCAGACGCCATGACCTGCGCGTACGGCTTGGCAATCTCGCGGATCTGCTTCGCTAGGTCGCCGCGCATGGACAGCGCCTCGCGCTGGATGCGTTCGGCAAGCGCCGCAGGCGTCCCGCGCCACTCGCGTACCAGTTCCTGAAGCGGCTCGACGGCTTCACCTAGCACTTCCTCCAGCGCCGCCACGTACTTGGCAAGTTCCCGCGCCTCGATGTCCCGCAGCGGCTCGTCTAGCGACTTCGTGCGGATCACCTGCGCGTCCGCCGTGAAGGGGAGCCACGGCATCGCCGCGTCGGGGTCGATGCACCGCGCCGCAGGCGACTTGGCGAGCGCCTTGACGGCGCGCAGCACCGCGCGATGTGCGCAGGGGTCACACAAGCCAGCGATGCCCTTCGCGCTGCGCCGCCCAGTAGTCGGACAGGTCAGCGCCGCTCGCCTGCACGTCCTCGTACTGGCACGCAATGCCGATGTGGTCGCAGTTGCGCCGCACGGTGTCGCGCTGATCCTCGCTGCGGTCGTTGCGCGCGATGCATTCGCGGATGCAGGCTGCGGATGCGTCGAGTCCGCGAAGGCGCTCGGTGGTCAGTTCAGGGTCGTAGGTGGGTTCGTCGCTCATGTGTTCTCCGGTCATGGCCATGTGGCGATGGCGACGCGCTTCCATGTGTTCGCGGCGACGCAGACGTAGATGTAGTTGGCGTCCCAGCAGATGTCGCCCTCGTTGCCTGCCGCTCCTGCGGTCGCCGGGGTGCGGTCATTGTCGATGCGCAGCGTGTCGCCAGATGTGCGCAGGACGCTCGTCGCCGTGCCTGCGATGCGCGTCGAGGTGGTCGAAGTGTTCCCGATCACCGTCGTGTTGCTGCCGTCGCCGCGACCCTCATACCCGATGACAACCTGATTTACTTCCGTATTGCCCGCAGGTCTCGCATCGAATCCAATGAAAATGCTATTAGTGGCGTTTGTGCAGTTGGCGCCACTATTGATAAGCGACCCGGCATTCCGACCTACCGCCACCATGTTTGTAGCGGTAGTCGCATTTACAAGCGCTTGATTTCCAATCGCGGTCGCTTGAGCGCATGATGTTGCGTTTTGCAAAGCAAATGCGCCAACAGCCGCAACATTACTTCCCGTTGTTGATGCCACCTGCAAGGCGCGATGACCAAGTACTGACGATGAGTTTGATGTGGTTAGATCGCGTCCAGCCTCAAGGCCTACAAGGCTATTTTGCGATCCAGTTGTCAGTGCGCCGCCTGCATTTGAACCTACACATACGGAACTGCCACCAGTCGTGATCGCATCGCCTGCACCAGAGCCTATCAATGTGCAGTTTGTCGCCGTGGTCAAACTCAACCCGGCCTGATGCCCCAGCGCCGTGTTGCTCGCCGCCGTGCTGACCGTCGCTAGCGTGCAGGTGAAGCCCGTCGTGTTGCCGATGCTCGCCGCCGCCGCAGTCATCACCGTACCGCTCGTCGCGGTGAAGCCCGTGCCGCCGCTGACGATGGTGACCGCAGACACCGCGCCCGAAGTCACGGTGATATCCGCAGTCGGGTAGGTCACCGCCGTCGCGCCGCTGACGTAGGTGAGTTGCACGGCGTTGTAGGTGGTGGGTCCGGCTGGTCCTCCGCTGCCTGCGGTCGTGATGGTGACCGTCGCTGCCGCCGTGGTCGCAGCGCCGAGCGCCGAGCGACCTACGGCGACGTTCGCGGTGCCGAGGGTGTTGATTGCTAGTGCGGCTCCACCGCACGCAGTGACATCGCTAGCGAGATTGCGTTGCAATGCACCGTTTCCGATAGCCGTTATCTGACTGAAGTTTGCGGATGCCGACGCAGCCTCAAACCCCACCGCAACATTGTTTCCGGCTGTCGCTTGCCACAGTGCGCGCCTTCCAATGGCAACCGAGTTGAACGATGATGTTCCAGCACTTCCCATTGCCTCGAAGCCAATGGCAACCGAGTTACCTCCGGTGGTCTGCGCACCGACATCCCGCCCGATGAATACGTTTCCCGTTGCCGTTGTGATATTGTCGCCTGCCGAACGACCGATCAGCACATTGTCGGATGATCCGGCAGCAAGCGCCGCGCCCGCCGACACGCCAAGCACCGTATTGTTCGTGCCTGCTGGCCCAGCGCCCACGCGCACGCCGTTCACCACCGCATCCGCGCCCGTGTGGAGCGCGCCCTGCGTGCTGATCCCGCCCGTGACGCGTAGCGCGCCCGTGGTCGTGCTTGTTGCCGCCGTCGCGTCGGTGATGGCGACCGCGCCCGACGATGTGACCGAGCCGCCGATCGTCACGCCGTCGTTGAACCGCGCAGCGCCGCGCACGCCGAGCGTTTCGAACTCGGGGTTCACAAGCACAGGTGCGCCGCCTCCGGGACCGCGTGCGCCGCGTGGACCTGCGGGACCGCGCTCGCCGGGTTCGCCCTGCTCGCCCTTCTCGCCTTGATCGCCCTTGAGTCCGGGCGGACCCATCGGACCTGCCGGACCTTGTGCGCCGTCTGCGCCGTCGCGTCCGGGTTCGCCCTGCGGACCTGCGGGACCGACCGGACCCGCTGGACCCTGCTTCACCGCATCGAGCGCCTTGTGCGCCTCATGCGCGCTCTCGGCTGCGGCGGCAGCGGCAGCGCGTGCGCGCTCGGCTCGCTTGCTCGCCTTCTTCGCAAGCACCGTCGCAAGCAGCGCGGCGCGGGTGTCTGCGGGCAGGTCGTGTTCGGGCATCTGCGTTTCGTCGCTCACTCGGTGTCCTCGTCCTTCAGGAGATAGTCAAGCATCTTCGCGGTACTCATCCGCACGGGGTCCATGCTGTTCTTCACGGTCACGAGCAGCGCGTCAATGGCCTTGCGGTCCAAGTCCGCCTCGTCCGCGTCAATCGTCGCCACGTACTCCGCGACCATCTCGCGGCTCATGCGCTTCTCGCGCGCGGCGTCGATCTCGCTCACCTTGCGTTCTGCCCAGCCTGCGCCCGCGCCTGCCGGGTTCGACGGGTCGCCGCCCCACAGCATCCACGCAATCGCGCCCGCGCTCGGGTAGCCGTCCTCGCCGGGCTTCGCGCCCTCGGCGTCAAGGTCAACGCGGTGACGGCTGAAGTACGACGCCATGCGCCGGATCGTCTCCTCGGACAGGTTGGCGCGGTTGCTGATGTCGCGTGCGCGTGCGACGCCGACCTCGGTCCCGCCCCGGTTGAACTCGGCGCGCAGTTCCAGCCCACGCGCAGCGAGCCGTGCCATCTCCTCCGTAGGTCGCGTGTCCACGTCGCCGATTGCCTTGGCGGGGTCTGCCTCGCCCCACGCCTTGCCCTCGCACATGGAGATAGCGATGGCGATTGCCTGCTCGCGCGGGTAGCCCTCATCGAGGAGCGTGCGGATCTTGTCGCTCACGCAGTCCTCGGACTTCGTGGCAGGCGCTGGCAACGACAGACGCTTGGACGCCTGCACAGGCTCCATAGTGGGATCTTCCCACGCCTGCGCCTGCGGCTCCGGCATGACGCGCGGCGCGCCGAAGGGCAACGCAACGCCGGGGACGCCCTGTGGCTGGCCGCCGAGTGGCTGACCGTTTACGTACAGGCGATCCGCTGCGGCGTCTTCTGACGGCTCGTAGCCGCTCTCGATGCGTGCTTCGTTCGGAGTCATCCACCCGCCTGCGACGGCGGTCTGCCGCTCGACCAGATCCTGCTGGCGATCCGCTGGCACGGGGTTGTCGTACGCGAGGTAGGCGTCATCCTGCAGCCGGAACAGGGGCAGCAACTTGGCGTTGAGCGTCTCCTCATCGAGACGGCAGATAGGCGCGATGGTCGATTCGCGCCACTGCGCGTAGCCGCTCTTGCTCGCTGCCAAGTTCGGATCGTTCGCCTTCAGCATCGACACGGGTACGCCGAACACCGCCGCGATTTCCTCCACGATCTCATCGCGTCCCGCCAGATCCTTGGTGGGGAACGACAGCGGCTTCATGTCCACATCGCCGGACATGGCAAAGAACTTTCCCGCCTTGCGCGTCCCCTGCAGCGCCTCGCGCACCTTCGTCTCAAAGCGGTCCAACTGCTCGCGCCCTGCGCTCTTGACGATGATGGCGTAGTCGGGTCGCGCCATGTTCTCAAACATGGACAGATCCATGTCATGGATGGCGGCGTTCTGCTGGATCACGCCCCACGCAGCCTCCACCTTGCCCATTCCGTACAGCAGGGACTTGGGGTTGGGACGGCGGAAGTGAATCACCTCGTCCATCGTGAAGTCCATCTCGGTCTGTGATTCGACGCCGTAGCGGTATCCGGCAATCAGGCCATCCGTGGACGGGATCACCTTCACGTACTGGCTTGGCATCGTCCACAGTTCGGCAGGCACGCCAAGGTCACCAAACACCGGGTGTAGGTAGGCGTTGCCCGTCAGTTCAAGGAACAGGATGCGGCTGACTGCCAGCCCGAATCCATCATCCATGCTGTTTGCCTTGCGCAGCACCTCAAGCACGGGGTGGTCAAACGACACTTCCTCAAAGTCCCCGGCAATCGCCTTGCGCATGACCGACCGCGACGGCTGCACGGCTGTGTCACCCATCAGGTACGCCTTGCGGCGCTTGGGGACGGGTCGCGTGTCGTACAGGCGCTTGGCACCCGGCTTGGACCGCACGTACAGCCGCAGCGGGTTGGCTGCGACCGCTTGCGCGTTGATCGTCGCGGCTGCGTAGATCCACGACGAGTAGTGCCGGACAGCCGCGTGGTAGTTGAACTGCGGCTGCTTGGGACGCCCTGCGCGGTCCATGACCGTCACGGATGCGTCCACGTACTTGTCGGGGGTGTCCTGCCGCTTGCGGAGGAAGTCAAAGAGTCCCATGCGCTAGAAGATCCGTATGTCGAGGGTTGAGGACCGGGCGAATGACAGGTGACGCACTGCAAGCGCCAGCGCGCAGACGCCGTCATCGTGCAAGCCTGCTGGCGCTTCATAGCGTACGCCTGTGCGGGTGTGTTCGTAGCCAAACGTCTCCAACTCCGCGCGCAGCCAGCCGTCAGGGAAGCCGATCCGGCCTTCGTGGATCGCAGACGCCAAGCCTTCCATCAGTTGTTGCTTGCTGCCTGCCGTGAACTTGAAGCCCTCGACGCATGGCATCGTCCGTTGCAGGTCTTCCACGATGGGGTCGCCTACGCCTGTCGAATCGATCAGCGCTGGAGTATCACCGATGATCCGTTTCAGGCGTTCCTTGGTGTCAGCCCACTGTCCCTGCCACCGCTCAAGCGCCGCCACCTTGCCGTCCTCATCGAGTCCGCAAGCCACCGTCCAGTCCTGCGACTTGGCGAGATCGACGCCCCAGACGGCGACAGCCTTGCGGCTAGGTTCGGCTACGCACTTGGCTATCGCGTCGATGGAAAAGGGGCATCCGCCATCGTCGCCGGGTTCCGCCAGATACAACTCCTTGAACACATGCGGCGGCAGGTCGCGCTGCGCGGCTTCGATTTCCTCGCGCTTGACCACGCCGCCTGCCACCGCGTCCCATGCCGTCAGTCGGTGGTAGCCGATCTCGCCTGCAGGCTCGGACAGTCCGCGCATGGCGAGTTTGTGGACCCAGTTGGACCGTCCGCGCACGTTGCCGATCACGCGAGCCGGACCCCGAGTCGCTGTCAGGGTCGAGCGCACGGCGTGCCACGACTCCTCGCGCATCCGGGTTGCCTCGTCCAGCACAGCCCCGTACACATCCTCGCCGTACAGGTTGTCGGGATCGTCGCCCGACTTGAACCAGATGCGCGACCCTGCTCCGACCTCTAGCCACATCTCGGTATCGTGCGAGCGCCAGCACTTCTTCAGCGGGTCGGCGCTGCGAAGCCATGCCTTCATCCGGTCAAACGCAATGCGGGACTGCTGGTAGACCGGGGCGACCCACCAGTATGCATGTCCCGGCACGGGGTCGTTCCACGCATGACCGAGCAGCCAGATCATGCACCCGGCGGTCTTGCCGCACTTGGTCGCAGCCTCAATGACGCTGATCCGGCGCGGGTCGTGTACGGCCTCGTACTGCCGACCGTACAGCGCAGGCAGTTTCAGTTCCATCAGTCCCGCCGCTCAAACACCAC